GTTAAACAAAAAGAAAGAGAACGACGTAAGTCTATGATGTCTGGCGGATCTTCTAAGAACGAAAGCATTAACGAAGCATCTATTAAAGACCAAAGAATTTTACAAAAACCACACATGTTACTAGATAAAGATAATAAGCCAAAGGTTGACGGTCGCTTCCGCATGTTTAAGAAGAAATCTGTTAACGAAAGCGTTGAAGATCTTTCAGAAGAAGTAATTGAGTTGATGGAAGCAACTGAACATTTTAATGAAGTTTTAAAACCTTCTGACGATATGGGCGTTTGGATTAAAGATTTTAAAGACTCTGATGCCCCACAGTTTAAAGATAAGTCAGACGAAAAGAAACGCAAAATGGCCATTGCTGCTAAGTTAGCTGCTGAAGCTACTATCCCCGATGGCAAGACTGCTATGACTGCCCGCGATCCATTAACAAAGAGTGACGCCAAAACTATGAAAAAATTACGTGATATGATGTCTAAAGAAAAGAAGCCGGTGTCTCAGATGTCTCCTAAAGAAAAGGCTGATAATGACAAGAAGCGTAAAGAGTATAACGCGTACCAAAAGTCTAAGCGTAACGAAGAAGTATCTGAAATCGAAGAAGGTGGACTTTGGGCTAATATCCATGCTAAACGCAAGCGTATTAAGAATGGTTCTGGAGAATCAATGAAGAAGCCCGGATCCAAAGGTGCTCCAACAGATCAAGATTTTAAAGATGCATCTGAAAGTATTGATGAAGCTGGTTATAAAAGAACTGGTGCTGAAAGAGCACGGTTTGATTCATTTAAAAGAAAAGAAATGCAACACGAGCTAGGCCACGAAGATAAAGCTGCTAAACGTGACAAGGAAGCTCACCACGTTTACATCAATGGTAAAGTCTGGAAGAAAGACGGCAAGCCACTTAGTTTTAGTAGCAAAGCTGCAGCTAACAAGTCAGGTTCTACTATTGCTGCAAAAGATCCTAAGAAAGATGTTAGAATCGCTCATCACACCTATCATGCAAAAAACGGCGATAATCTAAAAGAAGAAGGTGGAGCTGGCGAAGAAGGCACACCTAGTCTATTAGCTAGATTGAAAAAAGATACTCCTAATGGATAATATGATAACTTTTAAAGAACATACACAATTAAATGAAGGTGTTAATGACCCGGCTATTTTTAAAGCTATTTTCTTAGCTGGTGGTCCTGGATCTGGTAAATCTTTTGTTGTAGGTAAAACTGCTTTGCAACCAATGGGGTTTAAATTAATTAATTCAGATACTGCATTTGAAGTTGCGTTAAAGAAAGTTGGTTTAACCGGCGATCCGGAAGATATTATTTCTCCGAAAGGACAAGAAGCTAGAACTAAAGCTAAAGCTATAACAAAGTTGCAAATGGAGTTTGCTCTTGCTGGCCGGCTTGGTTTAGTTATAGATGGTACCGGCAAAGATCTTAAAAAGATTATGCAACAAGCTGTAGCACTAAAAAAACTTGGCTACGATGTTTCTATGATATTTGTTAATAGCGACGAAGATACTGCTCAACATAGAAATAAACTTAGATCAAGAACTGTGCCATCTGCGTTGGTATCTAAGATGTGGAAAGATGTTCAAAAGAATATTGGCGGATTCCAAGCGTTCTTCGGTAATAATTTTCATGTTATTGATAATTCAGAAGGTTCAGATTTTACTACCCAAATTAATAACGTATACAAAAAAATTATGGTTTGGGCTAAGAAAACACCAAAGAATCCCGCAGTATCTAAATGGGTTAAAAGCCAAAAGAATCCTGCCAAAGATTACGTATCTGAAAGCACAGAAGTTGAAGAAGGCTGGGCAGGTAAAGCAGTAGGTAAACTAGTATACAATAAAATGTATAAGCATGCTGCTAATATTTTACAAGATGTGTGGGATCGTAAAAAATCTGAGAGTACTAGATTAAAACATGGTATAGAATATTACGCAGCTCAAATTGCAAAACAATACCAAGGTGTTGATGCACGAGAACTTGCTAAAATGGTTACTGAAGCTAAAGATCCACGAATTGACAAGGCCGGTGTTTCTGGTTTTAATAAAGCTAAAAGAACACCGAGTCATCCAACAAAAAGCCACATCGTTGTAGCAAAAGACGGTAATAAGATTAAGACTATTCGGTTTGGTGAGCAAGGCGCTTCTACTGCTGGTGAACCTAAGAGTGGTGAATCAGATAAGATGAAAGCTAAACGGAAGTCTTTTAAAGCTCGACACGGTAAAAACATTGCCAAAGGTAAGATGTCGGCAGCATATTGGGCAGATAAAGAGAAGTGGTGATCGCTTTTTATAAATATCACTAAATGGTTACATTACTAACAAAACAAAAAAAGGCCCGAATTAATGAGAAGTTTTAAACGACATATCGACGAAGCTGCTAGCATGGTTTGCCAAGACTGCGGTTGCGAACAAGGTAATCCTAAGCCAGGATGCGATTGTACTCACGACTCGACTAAACTCAATGCTTCTTGCTGGGTATCAAAAGAGTCATATTTAAAAGCTTCTAAGAAGCCAGTGAGTGAAGCGGTTGATAAGTCTAGCCCGGTTTACAAAGAATATCTTTTGCTAAAGAAAAAGTCCATAAAAGACTTACGTAAGTCACTTGACCAAAAAGGTCGTGGTGCTGTAGACTTAAAATCATACGATAAGCAAGGTGCTATTTCAGATCTTCTTCGTGGCCAATTTGGTAGTAAGAAAGTTGCTGCTGCAATGGGTGTTGCTGAAGCTTACGATCCTAAAGCTGTAGTTTCTCCAGAGCAAAAGAAAAAGAATATTGAAGCTGCTAAGAAGAAAAGCAAAAAAACTTTGCCTTGGCAGAAGAATTATGATGATAGAAAGCGTAAAGAGCCAGGAATGAATGAAGGCAAAATGGCTGAACTTCAAGGCTATATCGATGATGGTAAATCGGCTGCTTGGATTGCTAAGAAGATTGGTTTCCCTCTTAAAGATGTTAAAGACTTTTTGAAGCAAAACAAGGCTTTTAGTGAATCTGAAATTAATAATATAACTGCCCAGTATATTAATGAGCACAATATTGCTTCACAAGATCTAGAAAACATGACTGAAGACGAGCTCAACGAGCTGATCAGTGAAGCACTTCAAAAAGTTAGTTTAGCAGAAGCTGCTTATACGATCAAAGACGGTGAAGTACATATATCAAAAGCAAACTTCCGCAAGATTCATAAAGATCTCAAAGACACCAAAAAGGGTGATGAGATGATGATGATTGACGGTGGTAAAAAAGGTTCCATAATGGCGCCTGTAGTATTTGAAGAAGTTGACTTAGAAGAATCGCCAAAGTATAAGTTATACCACAACACATTCTCTGGTGCTGTACAAGAAGCGCAGTCAGTTGCCGAGCAAAGTGGCTTTGAAGTAGACTCTGATGATTGGGATAGTAAAGTTGCTACGGGACCAGCTAAGCCTAAGAACGGTAAGACCAACACCTACTCTATTAAACTGACCAAGAACGGTAAGTCTGTTAAGCAATCTCTTCAGATTCAAGTTTATAATATGGGCGCTAAGTACGAGCTTAACTGCTACATACAGTAAAATATAAATACTACATAACAACACAAAAATCAAGGAGAATTACCAATGGCACTATGGGGAAAAACAGACGAGCTAGCTTCCGTACCGAAATGGTTGGAAACAGATGCTAATAACACAAATCTTTCAAACGATGCTGATAACGCAGTATTTATTGACTTATCAGAAGCTGCTGTAACTGCTAACCGCGCAAAGGGTCTTAAGACTCCAGGTTGGAATCTATATAGCAATGCTGGTGGCCGTCATCGTTCAGAAGTTCTTGTAGCAATGAAGATGTCTGCTGCAGATGCTGGTGATGCTGGTATCGGTGGTTCTGGCGACGATTCAATCGCTGCTGATATCGCTTTCACAATTGACATACAACCTGCTAATGCTTCGGTTGCTGCACCTGCGCCGCATACATTCAGCGTTGTTGCTACAGTTACAGGCGCTGCTACTATCACTTATCAATGGCAGACAGACGCTGCTGGCGGATCAACCTTTGTTGATGTTGTAGGCGCAACTGACGCTACATTGACAATCGCTGATTCAACTGGACTTGACGCTGATACATACCGTGTGATTGTTAGTGCAACCGTTAGTACTGGTGAAGTTCTTACACCAATTACTTCTTCTGTTGCAACGCTTACAGTTACTTAAGAGATATAATATAATATGATATTAACAGAATCAACCTTTCTGTTGTTTGCGTCTAAACATTATGATAATCCTCAGTGCTCTGATATTGTAGAGTTTGAGGAAGATTTAAAGCGATTCCAGTACCTGCGCAAACTTTTTGGCAGATACAGGCAAGATGCGGACCTTAAGGAAAGGTTGATTCTTAATCATTTGATTATTATATATAATGTGTTTGGGCCGTCAGCAACAAATATGCTGTTTATGAAACTTCACGAGTTTCATGATTGTCTAAAACCGTTTGTAGAATACTTAAATTATATGCCTCAGATTATTCAATATGACGATGTAACTTTAAGTACAGATAATATCGTTGCAGACGCATCCATAGAAGAATTACTCGAAGGAATATGACGCATGATCGTCGATCTATTTTTAGTTTATCAATTTATCCGTAGGTTAGCTACTCCATTTATAAAATGGGATGCTTTCAAAGAAGGTGTAATTGATAAAGATGGAAAAGTACTAATAAAGAAAAAAGATCGTGATCCTATACAGAGGAAGGCTTTTGGTCTTTTTGATGTGATGGTTGCTAATCTTAAGAAGCTATTAGGAAAAATTCCTGGTGGTAGTTCTTCAATAGCTTCATATGCTGCAGCATTATTCTTAATTAAAGAATACAAAGTCTTTACAGATGAATCAATGCTTAATGAAGATATGACTGAAGAACAATTAGAAGAATCATTATCTATATTTAATGACCTATATGTCAATTATATCACACTTTCAGAAGCTGTCAACAAGAATATTGATATTAATCCTGAATTAGACGAAGAACCTGCTAATAACGTAAGTAGCGGTAATATTGCTGGTATGGATGCTGGTCATATGACTAAGAAGGGTCAAAAGAAATGGACCTCTTCTAATACTAAATCTAAGAAGAAAAGATTAAGAGACATAGTAAATATTGGAGATCTTAAATGATTACATTACAACAATTCAGTGCAATGATTCCGAAAAACAAGGATGCTAAAGCTTGGTTTGAAGCTGCTCTTCCTATGTTTGAGCAATATGAAATCAATACACCGAATCGAATTGCAGGTTTCATGGCACAATGCGCTCACGAGTCATTAGACTTTACTGCGTTAGAAGAAAATCTGAACTATAGCGAAAAAGCATTAAATTCTGTTTTTGGTCGTTATTTTGGAAAAGGAAAGAGAAATGCTAAGGAATATGCTAGGAAACCTGAAAAGATTGCTAACTACGTATACCAAGACGAATTCAGATCTTCACGTGGCGCTCTTGGCAATACCTTATCCGGCGATGGCTGGTTGTTTCGCGGACGTGGCATTAAGCAACTTACAGGTCGAAATAATTATGCAGCATTTGGAAAGACAGTTGGAATTACAGCAGACGAAGCAGCAGAATACGTAGCAACACCTAAGGGTGCTATGGAGTCTGCGTGTTGGTTTTGGAAAACTAACAAACTAGCTCGTTTTGCTGATGCAGACGACAATCTAGGGTTGACAAAGGCTATTAACGGTGGTACAATAGGGTTAGAAGATCGTAACCGCCGGTATAAAGATGCTAAGGCTATTCTAGGTGGAAGTGATATTCCAGTAACAAAAGCTACAAGCGCAAGCAAGAGAACATTACGAAAAGGCATGAAAGGTGATGATGTTGCAGAAATGCAGAAGGCACTCGGTATTGCATCAGATGGTGATTTTGGTTTCGGTACACTAACTAGTGTTAAGAAATGGCAGAATATCAATGGCTTAGTCGCAGACGGCATTGTTGGTCCAGCTACACAATCAAAGTTACTTGGTTAATAAATAGTACTACATAAAACAAATTAATAATCCAAAAGGAGAGAAACATGTCTTTAGAGAAAATTGTTGCAGAAGCAATGGCAGGGCGTCCACTAGAAATGAAAGAAGCCTTTGCAGAAGAAATCGAGTCACGCATTCAAGATCGTCTTGAGGAAAAATACGTCGAAATCATGGAAGCTAAAAAAGATGACATGGAAGACGAAGATGACATGGAAGATGAAGATGAAGAAGACGATGAAGACGAAGACGAAGACGAAGACGAAGACGAAGATGACAAGTAAGTCGTTTTAATCTTATGCCTTCATTTTTATATGTCGGAATGATTCTCATGGTAGTAGCAGGCGGTGGCGCTTGGTACTACAAGTCTACTCAGGCTACTATCATGGAATTAACTGCTTACAATGCGCAATTAACTGCAAATGTAGAGCAGATAGAACAAGCCAATCAAAATAATATTAATACTATTGCTCAAATGGAAACAAACTTTGAAAAACAGCGTGAAGATTTTCAAGCGTTGCAACAAAGTTACAGTTTAATCCGCGAACAAAATAATCAACTTCAAAACAGATTAGGTAAGCACGATATTGGTGCATTAGCTGCAGCAAAACCTGCCTTAGTTGAAAGAGTTATTAACACGGCATCAAATAGAGCATTCAGATGCTTTGAGTTAGAATCTGGTGCACCTTTAACAGACAATGAAAGGAGCGCTACGAATGGTAAAGCATTTAATAGTGAATGTCCTTGGATTTATGATGATTTTATCACTCGCGGCGTGCTCGTCGAATCCAGTACAGCCACCAGCGAAGATAGTAACTAACACCGAATATGTCACACCACCCCAACCTATAGTAACACTACCAGATACTCTTGAACTAAAAGAGATAGAGTTTATTATTGTTACTCCTGAGAATATTGAAGAAGTACTCACAAATTTAAAAGACGATAAAGTTTTGTTTGCCTTAACTGCAAAAGGTTACGAGGATATTGCTTTGAATTTAAGCGATATTAGAGCATACATTCAGCAGCAAAACCAAGTAATTTTATTATATCGGAAAGTTTGGGATGAATAAATAATAGCAGATAATAAATTAAAAGTATAAGCACATTAACCTTGTAGTATTTTATTAGCTAAAATCTGCAAGGTTTTTTCGCTTTAAACGGAGAGTATCGTGACTGACCAGAATAATAGTTTGCAAACGGATGTTGCACTAATTAAAAAAGACATTAAACAAGTCGAAAGATTTTTTGTAAAATTTGACAGCGCATTAAATTCAATGACTGAAATTGCCACTCAAGTTGCTGTACAAGGTGAGATACTTAAAAACACAGTTGAAAAACTTGATGGCGTAGATGAAAGGATTGCTTTAAACAAGAAAGAAGATTTAAGTAACTATAACACTATCAATTCAAGACTTGAAGAGTATCGTAAATCCGCGTATGCAGATCACGAAAAGCTTGCCGCGGAAAGTAGACAAAATCGTAAAGAACGTAACGAAGAAATTATGACACAACTTGCTAAGATGAACGGCGCTTTAGAAGCAAGACTTGTTCGATTAGACGATCGTATTAAGTTGCTTGAGCAGTGGAAATGGTACATTATGGGCCTCGGCGCAACTGTTATTGTTATCGTAACTAATATCGAATGGAGTAAATTTTTAGGTTGACACCTGACGCGTATTGGTGTATAATGTATCTATAACATTCTATATAATGTAATCATGTATTGACATCATAGCATTTATGTGCTATAATGGTTTTATGTATTGAACTTGTGGACACTTTATAATATGGCAGAATTTATTGATATTCAATTTGCTCAGATGCTTTCTGGTCGTCTTGATCACTTCAAAATAAAACATACAAATCCTTACAAAATCAACTTTCGTTGTCCTATCTGTGGCGATTCTCAAAAGAATCGTT